CGTACAGCTGTCACAGTCATCCAAGATGCATCAAAAACATGGTGGAGAGCTGCATGTAGTAAACGGTCACGGACATAGTTTCAACGTGTTTGGAGATGAAGACAATCCGGCTCCTTGGATGGAACGCATTGTGAGGTATTGCTATGTGGGATAAAGTAATAGTTCTAGGACAGATCACCTAAACGTGGAGTAATAATGCCAAACGGAGAAGCAATGACAGTAAGAACGGCTCATGGCTGGCAGTTATTTTTAACAGTAGTTGCGATGAGTGCAGCTTTCTTTGCGTGGTACACTAATCAGACGGCAGCTAAGACAGCAGACACAGCGGTTGAGGCCCATGATAAAGCACCGACAGTGCATGTGGTGGCGACTAGTGTCCATAATGATAGAGAGGACTCCCACTACGGGCAGAATAGAGTGATGGAGAACAGAGTAGATAAGCAGGAGCAGGCCATTATCAAGATCGAGGGGCATATTGAACGCCTCACCGATATAGCGGCAGACCAGAAAATTGATATGAGGGCTATGCAGGAAGGACAACAAAAAATCCTACTCTACATCAAATCCATTGCCCCACCGGAGGACTAATGCTTAAGACACTATTAACGCTCCTTGAAGAGTTACCAACAGCGGTAAAGGTTGAGTTTGCCATTGGGATAGTGATGCTGGCAGGTGCAGTAGGCGTAGAGATGGGTGGAGTTATAGTACCCAAGGATATGCACATGCTTTTTGGGGTAGGTGGGATTCTAATGATTCTGTTCGCCTCTTATACGAACATCAGGTACAAAGACAGGATAGCAGCGGCAGAAATAGAGCGCCAGAAAGTGGATGTAGAATTACAAAAAGCACGGCTGGCTGCCGGTGGTTCTCCAGACGACGACAAAACTATCATGCAGAGGCCGGGATGAAACTGGTAAGGTACGCATATTTTGACGATAGGGTGCTGGGTGTTCTGAGTCATGATGGAACAGAGTACTATACAATCGAGAAACCTTGTAAGGAGAACAAGCCTTATGTCTCATGTATTCCAGAGGGTGAGTACACTCTTACCCGAGTCGATTCGCCAAAGTTTGGTGCAAATATGTGGGAGGTGTCTGCGGTTCCTGATAGGACTCATATTCTCGTTCATGTTGCTAATTATAGCCGTGATGTCGTTGGTTGCATTGGGCTTGGACAAGGGGTATTCGCTAATCTTGGCGGTGTTTCATCGAGCAGAGCGGCGGTTCAGCAATTTTATGAGCAAACTGAAGGTATAGGACAAATGTCTTTAACTATTGAAAAAGGTGCTTGGGATGGCTGATCCAATTTCAGCAGTGATAGGTATCGGGGGCAAAATCCTTGATAAATTTGTTGCAGATAAAGACCTCAAAGAGAAATTGAAGTCTGAGTTGGCGTTGGCGGCTGTCAATGGTGAGCTGAAGGAACTTGAAGCTGCCGTGAGTATTATCAGTCTTGAAGCGCAGGGTAATTGGCTGCAACGCTCATGGCGTCCAGCGATGATGCTTTGGTTTGCGTTCCTGCTTGGTATGTATTGGTTCGGGTACGCCCCTGACTATTTAATAGAGAACCCTGAAACACTATCTGATTTGTTTGATCTACTTAAGATAGGTATTGGGGGCTATGTAGTAGGTCGGTCTGTTGAGAAAGCTGCGGAGAATTATAGTAAGTGACACTACAGAAACTAAATATTAAACCTGGCGTAAACCGAGAGCGTACTAACTACAGTAACGAGGGTACGTGGTATGAGTGTGATAAGGTTAGGTTCCGCCAAGGGTTCCCTGAGAAGATAGGTGGCTGGCTCCGTACATCTGCCAATACTTTTCTGGGGGTATGTCGCTCTCTTTTTGATTGGGCTGACTTATCTGGGCAGTCCTATGTAGGTGTGGGCACCCACCTTAAATTCTACGTAAATTTAGGAACAGCCTATAACGATGTAACCCCCCTCCGGGCCACTGTGGTATTAACTGGTCCCTTTACTACTTCCTCTGGTTCTGCTGAAGTAACTGTTGCTGATGCTGCTAGCGGGTACTTAAGCGGGGATTACGTTACTTTTTCTAATGCAACCGCAGTAGGTGGACTTACGATAGATGGCGAATACCAGATAACAGCTTCTGGAACAATGCCCACTTCGTACACCATAACAGCAGCTTCTAATGCTAGTTCATCTGCTTCTGGTGGAGGCACAGTTACCGCCGCTTACCAGATAAACATAGGTACAGATGTAGCTGTACCTCAAGTAGGTTGGGGCGGGGGTCTTTGGGGTGCTGGTACGTGGGGTATCAGCTCCAGTACAGCCAACCAGATACGTTTGTGGAGTCAGGATAACTTTGGGGAAGACCTTGTATTTAATTATAGGGAAGGTGGTATTTATTATTGGGAATCATCAGTTACTACAGTCGATAGAGCGGTAGAGATAAGTACACTTACCAGTGCATCGGATACTCCCACGGTAGCGAGCATTATATTAGTGTCTGATTCAAGCAGGTTTGTGTTTGCTTTCGGTACTAATCCAATAGGCACAACAACGCAGGATTTGATGCACGTCAGATGGTCAGACCAAGAAAGTATAGTGAACTGGACACCTTCTGCTGCCAACCAAGCAGGAGGTTTGCGATTATCCAGAGGCACGAGAATAATAGCAGTTATACAAGCACGGCAGGAAATACTGGTGTGGACTGACGCTAGTGTGCATTCCTTCCAGTACGTAGGGGCTCCTGTAGTGTGGGGCAGCCAGATAGTTGGGAGTAACATCTCTATACAGAGCCAAAATGCTGTGGCCTATGCAAATGGTGTGGCCTACTGGATGGGAGGAGATAGATTCTACAAATACGATGGACGTACCCAGTATTTACGCTGCGATGTACGTAGGCATGTATTCCTAAACCAAAATGCAACCCAAGTAGAGCAAGTGTTTGCCAGTACTATTGAGATGTTCCATGAGGTGTGGTGGTTCTACTGTAGTGAAGACAGTGAGACAGTTGATAGTTACGTGGTGTATAACTACGCAGATGACATATGGTATTACGGTTCACTTGCACGTACTGCATGGCTAGATTCAGGGCTGCGGTTACGCCCACTTGCTGCTACATACGATAACCTTTTAGTGCACCATGAGAAAGACTATGATGACGCCTCCGCGGAAGATGCAGTAGCATTCACTGCTTCGATAACTTCTGCCTCGTTTGACATAGACGATGGGGATAGATTTTCGTTCATATCCCGGGTCATACCAGATGTTACTTTTGAGGGCTCTACAGCAGACAGTCCAGCTGCGATTATGACACTTATACCGAAGGAAACGTCAGGTTCTGGGCGTACTTCTCCAGCGTCTGAAAGTGGGGATGACAGTGGTACAGTTACAAGATCAGCCACAAGCCCAGTAGAGGCGTACACAGATCAAGTGCACGTTAGGGTACGTGGTAGGCAGGTAGCCTTCAAGATGGAGTCTACTGCTGAAGGGGTTGCTTGGCAGTTGGGTAGCCCACGAATAGACATAAGACCGGATGGCAGACGTGGCTGACGAAAATACCAGATTTGGTGTAAATTTTGTTGGGCCGGGATTACCGTTTCCCCCGAAAGAGCACAGTTCTGAGCACCTAATGGCTCTTAATAATGTTCTACGGTTATATTTCAATAACGTGGATAACGCCCTACGCAACATAGGTGGGGCTCGGTTGTTGTCCTCACAGGACGGTGATTACACTACTGGGGGTAATACTAAGCACGAAATAGTGCTTATGACCAACTCTGCATATGCGTTGGTGAAACTAAATTCTTCCCCAAACGATCTGGAAGAGGTTACAATAAAGAGGACAGATGGGCCTGTACGTGTAGATGGAAATGGTAACACAATTGATGGAGAGGAGTTTTTTGATCTGTCACTATACGATAGTATTCATGCGGTCTATTCAACTACTACTGAAGAGTGGAGTATTATTATGAGCTATTTTGGGCTCGAAAAGGATTCAAATGGGAACACTAAGGTCACAGACTCGAAACTAACGGAAGCAATTGAAACTGTTGTTCTACAACTACAACTACTAAACACGCGCTTTGAAGAAGCGTATGGGACGTTAATAAAAGAGGAAGATATGTAATGCAAATTCAAGACGGGCGAACAAGCACCACCGCGCAGGTAGACTCTGAGTTCAGGTTACACACAAGGGCGGTTACCGAAGCAATGGACTACCACGCTACTCTTAGCCACCAAAAGTATTGGTCTCTACCATTCACTGATGTAGACCCTACAACCTCAGATGATCATTTTTTTTACATTAAGAATACGGGAACAGCTCTACTGTCTATTCCTGATATACGGATCAGTACAACTGTTGCAGGCTACGTTGAGGTTAATTGGGTAACAGGTACGGCAGCGGGGAGCACTTCAACGTTGACACCTGTGAATAGGTATCTGGGCAGCCCTAACGTCCCTGCTGCAACTATCTTGTACAGTGTGGATATTACGGGGCTAACAATCGCTGGGGAGATATTCAGGATTGACCTAGACACTACAGGCAAGACATACAAGGAGAGCATATCAGGTAATATCTTAATACCACAGGGGCAGGCTGTCGCGCTGACGTGGAGTGAGACTACTGGGGTACTAAGCGGCTCTGTAAGCCTTAATGGGCACCACTCAACAGAATGATACGTTCCTTTCTACTTGACGCTGCAACTAAACTGGCACTACATACCGTAGTGCCTAGTCCGTCGGATGATTATAAGTAATGGTTATGGACACCCTAGCACCAATAGACCAGCTACTCCAAGAGTATGCAACTTACAAGCAAACCAGTGGGGATGACCTCAGTTTTGCTGATTGGGTGCGTACAAATAAGGCTAATACTACGCCGGCAGCTAGTGGGATAGCTACCCTTACTGATAGTACGCAGGGTACACTCCCTGCCGCTGGGACTATTCTGGGATTGGCTGGTAATATAAGTAATTCTACTGGCCCTACACCCAGTACATTAGGGGCTCCTCAGCCTCTTTCAGACGACCAGCTTACCGACGCTATAACAAGCTTCGCTCAACCTACAGAAAAGCCTGATGGCACTATTGTTCCTAATGATAGGACATTTGCAGGGGATGAAAAGAAGGACGATGAGGAGACTCACGATGAGTACATGGCTAGGCAATTTGAAATATATGGGCATAATTTTGAAGAGGGAGAGTTTGAGGGATACCAAGACTTCCTAAGCAGTGGGGCTAGGGGCACTGTGGCTGAGTGGCGGCTGTATGGCCGCCCAACAGATAAGGCTGGGTTTAAGGAAGGCAAGGACGCATTTGAGCTTGCTGAGAAAGAAAAAGCTGATGCCAT